CACTAGAGGTTACTGGTGATGCAAATATTAACAGGAATGTCAGAAGTTTAGATGAAGTATCCATCGAAAAAGTGCCATCTGATAGATTTAAGACTGTTTATGATTTTGCTGATGGATTTAAACCAGGTGGGTCAGCTAAGCAAATGCATATGATGATTTATCATACATCAGCAATAATCGCACCAATTAAGGTTCAGGATGTGTATTTGTGGCCTAAGGGGTCTACACCTCGTGCTGCTTTTGGGTGGTTGTATCAGAATAGGTCATTCCAGGATCTATTTTTAATCAAGCAGAAAAAAGAAGGGCTGTATATAGTATCTGAAGCAGAATAGGGGGTAAATCATGTACGCAGTAAAGGGAAATAGAGAATATAAGATTGATGAAGTTGAAAAGGATACCTATATAGCTAATGGGTATTCGATTTATTCTGATGAATTAGAGCTTGTGGAAGCTCCAGGAGACAGTGTATCAGAGGTAGAAAAGCTTAAGGCTGAAAATAAGAAGCTTAAGGCTGAAAATACAAAGCTAAAGAATAAGCTAAAAGGCACACAGGGTCAGTCAGAAGATAATCAGGAATCAGAGGGGCAGTAATTTTTATTGCCCCTTTATTGTATGACGGGCATGCCATCAGTCTGTGGTGAAAGTCCACGTAGGGCGTAGTTGCCGACGAACCTCATAGCAACTTGCAAGGTTATCACCGTGAGGTGATGGCGAGAAGAAGCAATAGCGAAATCGTAGCCTGACGCACAGAAACCTAATATCAAGGCTTACATAAAGGATGAGTGGGCAATAAGTCACAAAGTCCAAAAGGCAAACGTAACTTATGTAAGTAAATTAGGCAGGTAGACGAGGAAAGACTGACGACTTATCCCGTGAGGTCTCACAGAGGGAAAACCTAGTAACAACGAACTGTGAGAAGTCAGCAGAAGCCATAGTAGTGGGGAAGTTTCTGTAATGGAAATGGAGCGAAGGGCTGAACAATTCTAAAAGTCAAAGTGACTTAATCAAACTGAGTATATAAGCCCGACGAGAAATATAGTAGCAAAGACGTAACGGAGTGAACATTTCATAGGAGTTAGGGCAAATATGTACAAAAGAAAATTAGGAAAGTGAGACAATCTATGGGACAACTAATGAATCAGATATTATCCAGAGAAAATATGAAAATGGCATACAAAAAGGTAAAAGCCAATAAGGGTGCCGGAGGCATAGATGGTATAAGCATCGAAGATGTTAACAAATACCTCAAAGAAAACTGGATAGATATCAAAACTAAAATCCTGAAAAGGAAATATAAACCACAACCAGTACTCAGAGTAGAAATACCAAAACCAAACGGTGGAGTACGAAATCTTGGAATTCCAACAGTAGTAGACAGAATCATAGAACAAGCAATTGCCCAAGTTCTAACACCAATGTTCGAGCCACAATTTAGTGAACATAGTTATGGCTTTAGACCAGGTAGAAGAGCACAACAAGCAATAGTAGAGCTACTAGAATATCTAAATGATGGATACACATACATAGTGGATATTGACCTAGAAAAGTTCTTTGATAATGTACCACAGGACAAGCTAATGTATCTAGTAGGCAAAACGGTGAAAGACCCAGATGTAATATCTCTTGTAACTAAATATCTAAGAGCAGGAGTTATGGTAAAAGGGAAATATGAAGAAACCACTATAGGAACTCCGCAAGGAGGTAACCTATCCCCTTTGCTTAGTAACATAATGCTCAATGAACTAGACAAAGAGTTAGAAGCACGAGGCTTGCACTTCGTTAGATATGCAGACGACTGTATAATAACTGTTGCAAGCAGTGCGGCTGCAAATAGAGTGATGCATTCGGTCACATCGTGGATAGAGAGGAAGCTAAGCCTTAAGGTAAATGCTACTAAATCCAAAGTCACAAAACCAACAAGGCTCAAGTACCTAGGATTTGGCTTTGTGAAAATGAATGGAAAATGGGAAGCCAGACCACATAAGGACTCAATAAACAGATTCAAGAGAAAGCTCAAGAAACTAACATATCGTTCGTGGTCAGTGTCTATGGACTACAGGATACTGAAACTAAATCAGGTGATAAGAGGATGGATAAACTATTTTAGGATAGGTAAGATGAAACAAAATATGACTAAAATAGACAAACATCTTCGTAATCGTATGAGGATAGTTATATGGAAACAATGGAAAACTAACAAGAAAAGGATGTGGGGACTAAGGAAGCTAGGAGTACCAGAATGGATGGCGAGACAATCCGTAGGATTTACAGACCATTATCAGGCGGTAGCCAAAACAGCGGGACTTCGCAAGATAACAAAAGAAATCCTCGCAAAGCGAGGACTCATTAGTTGTTTAGATTATTATTTGAATTGAACCGCGGAGTGCCGAACGGCACGCTCCGTGGTGTGAGAGGGAGGAAAATTCCTCCCTACTCGATTTAAGGTAGGTGATAAAGATGTATGCATCAATAGATGATTACGTTAGATTAGGGTATGAGGAATTAGATGATAAAACAGAAGTTTACCTGGAAAGGGCATCTAGACAGGTAAACGTAATATGTTTTGGACGTATCAATGGGTATGGATTTAGCAATCTTACAGACCACCAAAAGTCACTAATTAAAGAGGCTGTTTGTGCACACGCAAAATTCTTATATGACTATAAGGACTACTTATCCATCCCACTTAATAGTTTTTCGATATCAAAAACATCAATGAATTTTGGTGATATTGGGGTCAGCATTAGTGGTATTAGGACTTCAAAAGAAGTCGTGGAATACCTGAGAGGAACAGGCTTGACCTGTAGGGTGCTAAGATGATAGATAAATTTCCAAAACCACCTAGTATTATGATGAATACTGATATTGAGATAATACAAGAAATAGATGGTGAGGATGGCGTCACAGAGGCTTTAGTGTATAAGGGTAAGTGTTACTATGAGGAAGCTATAAGACGCGTTCTAGACGAAAATAGACAGGTTATAGAACTATCAGGGCTTGCCATTGTATACACTAACTTAGTCTTTAACAAGGCTTTCATCAGAATTGATGGAAAGACCAGGACTATTTACAGAACATCTAGACCAAGAAATCCTGATGGCTCTGTTTATTCAACTGAAATGGAGCTGATTTAATGGCTAAAGTAAAAGTAGAAATAACCCTAAATCAAGAGGTTATAGATAAGATTAAATCAGCGACAACACCCACACTAGAAATGACTATGGATGCCTTGGCTACTGAAATAGAGAGTAAACAGGTAGTGCCATTTAGAGATGGTATATTAAAAGACTCTGAACATCATGGAGTAGTAGACAACGAGGGTTACATATCGTGGGATACCCCTTATGCTAGACGATTATACTACCACCCTGAATATAATTTTAGTAAGGATAAGCACATCAATGCTAGGGGCTTATGGTGTGACTACTGGCAATACGGAGATGGTAGAAAATGGTTGGCTAATACAGTGGGAATCTTCTTGAAAATGAATTCAGGGGGTGTGATTAAGTGATAACAGCTTCTAATGTAAAAGATTATCTAAAAAGTAAGATAGATGGTGTGGACCGTTGGTACAGTGGTTCCCTAAGAAGTAATGATGTAAAAAGTATTTGTGTGTATTCTAAGCCATCCATGGGCACCAATAAGGTATGCGTAGGTGGATTAGAAAATACAAGTACCTTTATACAAGGCTATTCAGTCTTGATACATTGGACGAAAAATACCATTGAGACAGAACTAAAATCAATGGAAATTTACAATGCTTTATGGGGGCAGAATCCAGTTATAAACGGGCACCGAGTTATTAAAATCAATTTAAGAGACGCAAACCCAATAGGGTTAGGAGTTGATGACAACGGGATTTATGAATACGTAATCAACTTCGATATATTATATGAAAGGTAGGTAAAATATGCCTAAGAATAATGGACTAGCTGGAGTTTATCCAGTATACAAGATAAAATTTAAAGTCGGCATTAAAGGAACAAAGTCACAGGCTGCCGACATGAAGATAATAAAGGACCTTGAAACTTTTTCGCTATCTATTGATGGTAACGTAGAAGAGTGGACACCAATGGATACGGACGGATGGGTAAGGCGCCTTATGACAGGTAAGGGCTTTAGTATATCCCTAAACGGTAAGAGGCATGTAGGCGATGATGGTAACGACTATGTGGCTGACGTAGCGTGGAAGGATGGACTTGACTGCTCTACAAAGGCAGAAATTGAGTTCCCTAACGGATCTAAATTGGCCTTTGACGCGATAATTGACGTTAAGAATGTGGAGGGTGCAGATTCAACAAATGTTGCACCACTTGAATTTGACCTAATGAGTGATGGAAAGCCGCAGTTTACACCAGCACCACAGGCTTAATTAAACAGGTCTTAGTGGTTATAGTTTTATAAATTATTTTATGTGAGGGTCATGGTATGTGTGGCCCTCTTTATTGTATGACGGGCATGCCATCAGTCTGTGGTGAAAGTCCACGTAGGGCGTAGTTGCCGACGAACCTCATAGCAACTTGCAAGGTTATCACCGTGA